AATGTTTGATCTTCTTCTTTTGGTAATGGTGGAGCATTACTCATTCTTTCTCTACCATCTAATGCATCTTTTACTAAGTCAACAACTTTCCATTGCATATCTAGTTCAAATGCTTTATCTTTAAGGTCATACCATGATTCATTCTTGATTAATTTTCTTCTTTTAATTACTTTCTTTTCTCTATCTTCTGGATAAGGACTTCCACTTCCTGTCCATTGTGGAGGTACTTCTCCTCCTGCTACTCCTTGTTGAACATTAGGTTCTGCTTTCTTAGAGTTAACTCTCTGTTCTGCTCCATTTTGATTATACATACTGCTTGTATCTCCTGCTGTATTTGATAAATCTTTACCCTTTTCTAATTCCATTTCTCTTGGTGTATCTGGTGAATGTGCAACTTGTGTTGGATCATGTCCTGTTGGTGCATCTTTCTTTTTTGGCTTTGGTTTTCCAAAAACATCACCTTCTTCTAATTCAGGATGATTTTCATATACCTCCATTTCCATTGAATCTTTCATATCTTCTTTAGTATGAGGAATTTCATGATGATGACCACCACCATGATATTCTCCACAATGAGCACATGTTAAATCTCCTCCACAATGAGCACATGTGTCATCATTTCCATCATGTAAATATGGATAATCATTCTTTTTAGTAAATGAACCTACAATCTTTTCTGCACTTTCTCTTGATTTACCTTCATCCATAAGTGCTTCTACTTTACCTTCAAATGTTTCTATACCAGATAAATCAACTTTATACAAATCAGCTACTGTTGTTGCTTCTTGTAAGACTCTTCTTCCACCTTCAGTTAGTTTTGGTTCTTTCTTTTTTTCTTCTGCTTTATCTACTACACATCCAAACTTTGAACATTTTATAACCATTTTACCATCTCTGTCTTCAGTATGGTCAGCCATTGCTTTCGCTACTGGATTAAAGTCTGTGATCAACGCTAATGGAACGGCTGGATCTTTACATACTGCTACTTCATAATGTTCCAAGTCTGTTAATTGATATGCTACTGAACCATCTTTCATTACTTTTGGTGTTCTGTTTGACTTTGTTGCACCACCGAATGATAGTCCTTTGTATTCTCCTGATTTAATCTTACTCCATATCTCATTATCTAATTCATAATTTTTATGTATTTTACCTGTTATTTTAATCGCTGGAATTTCCTGTCCTCCAGATTTGTAAGTTGCTCTTGAAAAATTAATACCTTTGCCTATAATACGATTAGAATGAGTATCACTGATTGGTGCTCCTCTGTCCATCCATACAGGTAGGACTTTGTATAATTCATCCACTACTGTAATTTCTCCCTGTTTATCTTTAACCTCAACCGTTAAATAACCTTCAAAGAATCTATCTTCAGAGTTTACAGGATCTAGGGATTTAGTTACTATATTACTAAAGAATATATCATCTTCCATGCTAATTACTCATGATTCTAGTATATAAGTTTAAATAAAAAAAGAATGGATTGGGTGAGGTTATAAACCTACGCTTACTCCTTTTTTGCCTTGCTTACAGCAAAGTCTGCTGCGAATCCCGTTGTAAGTCCTACTAGGGCTAAGCCCACAACTCCAATGGATTCGACTGCGATTGTCTGTGAAACAGCTATTGCAGCGAATGTAGAGATGATTAGAGCACCTGCTAGTTTCCTTGCAGAGTAAGTTTCATCCTCACTGTGTAGGTATCCTCTCAAAGTGTTCAATCCTGCTCCGATTACTGCTGCGACAACAGTTATCAATACTGGATCGACCATACGAATACAGAATAATTCGCCTATATAAACTTATGTGAACCTTTTATTCGCAAGCCTTATAATAAAGTAACATAGTCAAGTGCATCCCTGACCCATTTACATGATTTCTTTTTTTTACTTACGCTTTTTCTTGCCATTTTTACCCCACTCTGCTGCTTCTTTAGAAATTGATAGACCTGTCACGAATAATGCTGAAATTGCTGCAATTAATAAACTCATCTCAAAAGTTAATCCTACGTCATAGATGGATTCTGCTACATTTCCTCCTACTAACGGAGAAAAGAAAGAAACACCAAAATTACCTGTGATTCTCGCTATACCTCTTACAAGTGATTGCTCCATAAATACAGTTAAAAACCAAGTATTTAAATTACTCTATACGTTTTACAAAATTTGTCTTCATGAGATGAAGGAAAATTACTGGTTCTGTAACAAATGCCTGAATAACCTCATCTCTAAATATACCAGACGAATCGAATTTTCCACATTTATAACAAACATATATTTTTGATACTCCCTTCTTATATCCATATTTGAATGAACCACATGAGCAGTGTTTTTTAGTTACAAAATGTCTCTTGGTTTTTCGTTCTGTAGGCATATCACTCATGATTTAATTGCAAGCATTTATTAATAAGTATTTCTATTATTTTAATTATGGGAACGTCTTTTTATCTGTATGAGAATGAAGAAGAACTTAAAAAAATATATGGTGCACAATTAAATGAAGAGACTCATTGCATTAAAATAACCGATATGTACCTAAAACCTAATGATGTATTATGGATTATTGAAGAATATGATAAGATAAAAGAAAAACCACTTATAGGTAGATCTATAGTTCATTTTAGAAATACAAGTTTTAATGAATATAAAAACGGGGATGAGAAGTTAATTCTTCATGATAAGTTAGTTTTTGACCCAAAAAGAAGTAAACTACAGGCATTTACTAAAATATTACGAAAACCAGAGTTTGAAGTAAAAGTAGATAGATATTATGGAGATGAAAAGACAAAAAAATGTAAAATAGACTATAACCATAGATATTATGATTTAACTAGTGATAGGGTGAATTTAATCTTAAAATGAAGAAATGCAAAGAATGTGGAATATATTCAGAGTTAGCGTTATATTTTGATGAAAGATTTGATATGTGTAAAAAATGCTATAATAAAATATCACCTCATACAGTAACGGGGTTAGATGATTGAAAATAGATTTGTTTTTAGGCGATGTAGAGGATAAACTAGACGTAATAAATGGTAATTTAGAAGACCTAAAAGTACTTTTACGGTTACTTTTAACTCCACCCGACCTAAAAGAGTATGAAAAGTATAAACTAGAAAAAAGAAAAGATGTTTAGGTTATCTTTTGTTTTGAGTACCATTTGTCATTAATATCTTCCAATCTTTACCCAATTTTTTCTTCATTTTCAACCAAAATGGATCTGTACCAAACATTCCACCTTTTTTATTGTATTCTTTGGTTACATTTGCTATTCTCCTATGACATGTCCTACAAAACCTTGCGTTAATTTGTTCTATTTCAAATTTATAATTTCCACAAAAGAAGCATAAACCATACATTTTATGTGTGATTGTCGCTAAAAGTGGCTCTCTACCACGCTTTCCAGCACATTCTCCACAAATATCAGCAATAGTAGCAGAAGTTGCATCTCTTTTGAAGCAATTTATACATATAGCTTCCTTGTAGTTGTCTACATGAGTGTATTCGTCTTTTTGATGTTTATCCCAAAGTTTTTTGGTTAAATCATTACTGTTTTTGTTTGTATCTAACTCAGTAGGCAGCTAACTTCACCTTTTTCAATGCATCTTGAAGTATAATGTAGATATTATTACATGAATAGTGATCACAACCGTTTTTTCTAGACTCTTTTTTGATTTCTTCTATTGTATCATCAATTAATTTGTAATTTGGAGTGTAAACATTTGATATGACTGTTGTATTTACGTTGTCTGCAATAACTTTTACCTCTTTTTTAGATACAGGAACTTGTCCGAATGGTGTGTTAACTGTTTCTTTTACTTCCTTACTTTTCTTTCTCGCCATCTTCCCACCTCCTTGCTTGCTCAAATTCATTTTTAACTAATTCTCTTGCCTGTCTAACAGTCATTCCTGCTGACTTTCTTAATTCATCAACAGTTTTTGTCTTATTCCATCCAAAATCAACTGCTGTCTGCAATGTATTTTTAACAACTGTAAAATTTGATGGTGTGATTCCATCAGGATAGCTCTTTTTACTCATTGTTGTGCCTGTACCTGATGCTGGAAATCCTTCTGCAACTCCACCAGTGTCTGATGGTCTAGAGTTTTCAGGCTCTCCTTGTGATTGTTGTCTTTGTTCTTCTGCTTCTCCAAGTGAATTACCTCTTCCTCTACCTTCAATCATCGCTGGACTGTTAACTGGATCTTTACTAATCTTATATTCACCTTGATGTGTTCTTGTAATCTCAAATCCCATGCCTTGTAATGCTTGCATGTTATTAATTTCAACACCATCCTGTTGTAGTTCTCTAAGTTTATCATTCTCTTCACCTGTTTTTAATTTCAAATCCCAATCATCTACGCCAAACATTTCCGATAATTTCTTGAAAAATGCTTTGTAAAGAATGTCTTGACCCCATTTCACTGCTCTGTTTGTAATTGTAACTTGTAAACCTTCTTGTGACCAACCACCAACCATTTCACCGTAGTAAAGTGGCAATACTCCGTAAATTGCACCTATAATTTGTCTTAATTCTTGTCTAACTGCAATAAATTCAAGTTCTTTTAATGAACCAGTAAAGTCTAACCACTGTGCCATGTTGTTTCCACCTTTTTCTTGTTCTACAAGCAATGGGTGTATCATGTAAGGGTCTTCTGTTGCCTTTTGTTCTAATGCATCCCATGACTTTCTAAATGTTTCATAGTTACGAGAAGCAATAACTAACATACCTCTTGGTGGTCTCATCTTATCAAAGTATTTTCTAACATACTCATCCATATGAGATAATGACATTGCCTTACTCCATACAGAATAAATTGGACTGTAACCGTAAACTAGAGATGGTTTATACTTTCCTGCCTTCCATATCAGTTCACCCTCACCGTAAATAACACGTTTTGGTTGTGGAATACCGATAGAATAAACAGAGTTAACTTCACATACTGCTTTCAATGCTTGAGCACCACATTGATCACAATGATCGGATGAAAGTCGTGTATCTCGGTGTTCAAACCGTGGGCATACGTATACTTTGTTTCTTTTGTCATCATAACCTATTCTACCATCACTATCTGCAATCATGGCGACTTGAGGTGGGTCTACACGAATAATTTCTTTAATTTCAGTTCTTTTTTGGTCTATTCTTCCTGTTCTATCATCTACAAAATAATTTTTCAATAATAACATGTAAGCGTTGTCTGCTACCTCTAAATCTCTTTCTAATTGCCTGCAAACATCCTCCAAGTTCTGCTCGTTACCATTGATTGTTTTTGTCATCAAATCTTCAAGTTGTTTCCTATGTTCTGGTATAGGTCTTCTTAGATTCTTAGAACCACATGTATCACATACTATAGGCTCTAATTTGCTTTCTGGTGTATCTTCAACTATTCCTGCTGGAGTTGCTTCTGCTGTAGGCTTGTATTGGAATTCTTTACTACAATTATTACATTTATACTTAAATCTCTCTGTAATCTCGAATCCATTCTTAAACATCTCCCTATTAATGGTCTCAATAGGTATTCTAAGTGCATCAATGTTATCTGCTAATTCATATATCATAATGAGTGGAAATGGAAAAATTGGTAGTTTAGCACCAGTATCTGTGCTCATATATGGCTGTGAGATTGAAGGTCTTACCGTAGATTCAGTATATCCTTTATTACTGAGCCTAAAAGCACTCTTTAGGCTATCTATAAAACCCATGTCTAATCAATAATCTTTACATATATAAACTTTGTCCAAATATGTCATCATCTGTAAAGAAAATAAAAACGTTTAAATATAGGTTCTATTTAGATGATATATGTCTGCAACTAAAGCAACAACTGAATATTTTCAAGCATTAGCAGAATTTCAGAGTGAAATTACTGGTGCATTCACAGATATTCAAAAGAAAATAGATCCTAACCATATTGCAAACGATTTTGCTGAATTACAGGTAAAATTAATGTCTGCAACTATAGAGAATCTAACAAACACTGTAAAAACTTACAGAAAAACTCTCTCTTAGAGAGTGTCTTTTTTTTATCCACCATGTTCAGAACAATCAATATCTCTACCCTGTTCTGTGCATGAACAAGATGTAGATACTTCTTCGGTTTCTTTACGGGTATTACGGTCTAGTATACTCATAAAAATAATTATAAAGGTTGATTAATAAAGATTTGTGTACCATTGGTGTGAGTCTGCATACTGCGAAAGGCAGAGGACTGCTGTGACGAGGCAGGTGGTACTTTATATATAGGAAGATATAACAAAACATATGGTAGAAATCAACAGTAAAGAATATGGTATAATATTCAGATGGTTTGAGAGGGCTTTTGGCTTAAAAGAGCCGACAGAGATACCATTAGAAGACAAACGAGTGTTCTGGAAACTCACATTTCTCGCAGAAGATAGAATAGAAGAGGATAAACTAACTAACAAGGATGAGTCATGAAATGTGACTACTGTAACGAAAAAACAACTGCAATAATAACTTTTCCACATCCTAATGGTGAGGTTAAGGTAATGTGTTTTGCGTGTATAGATAATATGGAGTCAGAGAGCCTGCGAGCCAAAGGCGAGCCTTTAAAAAAAGAGGTTGGTAGAAAAGACTGTCTTTCAAAAGATTTATAAGTATAGACCCTGTTATACAAACAATGAATAAAACAAAGTATGATTACATTTATGATGAGTTGCAAGAAATTGCCCAAGATTACACAAGACTCGGAAATAGACTTCATTCCTTAAAGATTCACGTTATGAGATTGAAGGATAATAAGAATTATGAAACGGAACTATTAGAATTTGACGACCCTATATTGGAGGATGTAGGACATGGATAATAGTTCTGATCCTATTAGAACTGTCAAGCAGAGAGGCAAGTGGTATTTTGATTGGCATGTTTTATTGGCGTTCTTTTTTATCGGTACTGGTATAGGTATTCCTTTGGGTGTAGCAATGTTATGTTGGAGGGCATGGAATGAATATAAAGGACATAACTGGGAACGTAAGGTTGAGCAGGGAGATTTTAGCACAAAGTCTGCATGGGAGATGAAGTAGTATGGCTAATAGTGCTGTGAGAGATATGCTTGATTTGTTACACGAGGATTGGCTACCAGAAAGTAACAAGAAGGATCTACAGAGTATTATCATAGAACTAATAGAAAACATGGTAGATGACCGTAAAGGAATTGACGAGAGGTTTAAATATTGATGGGTTATAAACAACTGGCAAAGGTAATATGTGTGGCGTGCAGCGAGCCGTTAGGCGAGCACTCGAAAAGAGATTTGGTGCGTTGTTTATTTCGGGTTCAAGGTACGATGGTTAGTGATGGTATTGAAAATACCAGTGATGGCATTTCTGCCCAAGAGGGCATTTCTGCCCAAGATGGTTATTCAGATGAGGATTTAGCAGATGGAAGAAATGAAGGACATATAAGGGGGTTTGATTCACACATTGGTTAAGATGGAGACCCTGAGAGACTTTGAGATGTATCAGATGTTTAAGGGTAAGAAAAAGAAGAAGGTTAAGAAGAAATGAAAATTGATCTAGATATACCGAAAGGATTTGAAGCTGAAATCAGATTATATTGTTCTACTTGTCAAGAAGAAGTAGTAGGAGATGATTATAAGAGACATGAATGTGAGGAATGGAGAAGATATGCCAAGAGAACATAAGATCAGTACAAAGAAAGTTATCAAGTTCTTGATGAAACATGATTGGGCAATATGGGATATGAGGGGATCACATTATATAATGCGTAAGTCTAATTCAGACATGCAGTTACAGTTGCCATATAGGAAGGAGTTGGGTAAAACAACTCTGGTTCATACTATGGAACGTGCTGGTTTTACAGTGGAAGATTTATATAAGGAACTGGGGTATAGATAGGTATGGTAGTTTATGATGATGAGAAGACTTGGAAACAGCATTATGATGACTGGTGTAATATCCTTGAAAGATTACAGGGTGATAATATTCAGATTACCTTTAGACGTAAAATCATTCAAGGTATGATCAATGACTATGAACGTGGACATAAAAGAACTGGTAATGATTAGAATGCTTCAATCCCCCCTTTTATATACTAAATAAATCTAAGATAAAATTTAGACTTTCTATTAAAATAGGATGAAGAATTTGAACCAATTACACATTATCTTTGTTTCTGACTTGTAGTATATTAAGTTTCGTTGTTTTGTTCGATTTGTATCTAACTTGTATTTATAAATGTTTCTAATTTTTGGTTTTTCTCCATATCGCCCTGATGCGAATTTTTCCTGTTTAAAACACTGTGGAAATAAAAAAAAATTAAAAAGAAGAGTTGGGCACGTCTGCCCGTTGTGCGTTTTTAATTCCCTACAGCTATAACTTCAGGAATTAAGAAACGACTTTTTGAACTTCAGCCACATTTACGAAGGTAATAATAGATTTGCCAGAGTTTAAACCAGAAGATTTCAACTGTTCACCAGATTTGAAAATTGCGTCAAAGTCGCCTTTCTCGCTGTCTGTCATTGAATGGTTTTTACCTTCTTTGGTTTTGAAAGAATAGCCCGTAATTTCCCAAGCAATTAAACCGTAATCTTCGCAAAAGTTACGAAGTTGTTCGTTTTGCTCCTCAATCAGTGCTTCTCTTTCTTTCTCTGTCATTTCTGTTTTAACCTCTGTTTGTGGTTCGTTCTGTGACATTTTGGCTAAAAGCTCGAATATTCTAGAGTTAGTTTGCTCTAGGGCTGTCAAGCGTTTTTCCAAAGTCTCTTTAGTTTTTGTTGTGCGTGCCATGTTCTTACTTATTTTATGTATAATACCTATATATACAAAGACCAACGATTCATACGGTGAAAGGTAGGAAACTAAATCCTCTCAGAGAACGCCAAAAACCCACGCCATATATATCCCTATATATCTGTACACCGAATATTTATTTATATATGTATATATGTACACCATATATATTTATATATATATGTATATATTATATATATATATACGAGGCACGGCTGGGCTCATATATATTATATATATATATATTATATTATATGTATATATATTTCATATATAATATATTTACTTAGTGCCTACGGCACGCTGGCTCTACTGCTTATGTGTATAGTATTGGTATAGTATGAGACTTGTAGTCACAAACTCGTTGCGAAAGGTATATATAGGTATGGCGCTGCTGGATATGGTATATCTGATAGGTTCGATAGGCATAGCCTATATACAATTATTGATTCTATTGTACCTATTGTGTATAGTATTGTTAGTTATAGGGTTATTGTTAATTATTATTATTAATTATTATTACAAGTATGGTTCATGTTCCCACGACTAACACCCTTTTCACCTGATTATTTGTTGGTAAAGATTTATAAATCTACTCTTCCTTATATTGACTAATGACTTGTTCACAAGTTCTAAGCCTTTTCGGCAAAGTCCACACAACTACGGTATGCTATGCATATGCATATGGGAGATGTTCCTATGATATCTAGGAAGAAGAGTGTAAGGTACGTAAGCCTATCATTCGAGAAGCCTAATCCTAAGAACATGGCTAGCGACCTTGATGATACAATACGTAATGTTCGTGCCAGACGTAAGGGTATCATCTATAGGAGAGCACAAGCAGAAGCCCGTAAGCTTATGGGTATACCCGACTTGCATACCAAGAAGTTTGTACGTAAGCATAGGAGACAAGTAAGAAGTATACTATCTATTGTTGATGGTGTCGCTGACTATATCTATGAGTCTGCTTATGATATAAATGGTTCATGGGCATATGGTAATGAAGCAAGGATGAAAGAGATAAACGATAAGATTAAAAGTGCTAATCAATATCGTAGTCAAAATCCTCTATTGCTTATGCTTATCCCTGAACTAAGAGAGATTGATATAGAGCAACTTAACTCTATAGTATCTTTCTTTTTGGTAGATAAGGATGGTCGTTTAATAGGCAACACAACTCACTCTGAACCTAGTATGGTATACAACAAGAAAGAGTTATCTAAACTATGGGTATCTCCTCACTTGGTTAATGGTATACCATATGTATTAGGTTGTAAGAAGTGTGGATTAGATATGGAGGGTCGTCTGGTATGACTCCCATACCTTTCCTTTTTATTATGCATATCACCATAGTAGGTATGATAAACCTAATGGAAATGATGCAGCATAAGCTACGTCTACATGGTACAGAAGTACCACGCCTTATGGGCAGGAACGGTGATGTCATGTCGTAGGTAGATGTATAATAATAGAAGAGGTTAAGTAAAATGACCGAAACATTTGACGAAGTAAATAAGACCTGCAAGGTTAGTCTTAACAGTTCTTATGTATACTCATTCGTTAGACCACAAGCAGAGATAGAACGTAAAGAGCCTGTCACTATTGATGTAAGAAATATTAACGCACAGTTAATAGTAAATAATGATAGTGCTGGAACTTCAATAGATAATATCACTACGAACTTTACAACTAGACCAGTTACCTTTGAGTGTAATGATTGTAACTGTGAAGTTGAACAATCAGTAACATTCAATGAGGCTATAGATATAATAGAATCAGGTGGCTCATGTGAATGTTGTACTAGTGGTGAGCATGATATAGATATTGAAGAGATTAGGAGTGAAGCACATGAATTTAGTACATGTTCAGATGAAATGTATGGTACAGTAAAATGTAAACGCTGTCATGAAGACGTAGATGTATCACTAAGAATGGAGGTACAAAGTTAATGAGATATAAAAACTCACGTAGTACTGAACCAACTGGTGTTACTAGTAAACTAGGAAATGGTGAAGATAACGAACACATTGTTAAAGCTTGTGATATTGCAGAAAACCTTGCAATTAATACAACAGCAACCAATGACGATGTAACATATGCACCCGTTGACTATGAGAATGCATTCATTCCATATAGAATAGGTAAGTATGAAGATGTTATGGGATTAAAGCATGAGTTATACAACCATGCTATGACCAGTGACCAACCTATACTTTTGATAGGTGATAAAGGTTCAGGTAAAACTATGACTGTTCATGACTTGGCTCGTGATTTATATGATGATGGTGTACTTGGTGGTATGATATCCATGCAAGGTAACTTCAACACAAGTGATAAACATATGATATCTTATAATAGATTGAAGGGTTTATCTGGTGAGACTGTTAAAGGCTTTGGTATTAATGTAGTATGCTTAGGCAATCACTTTAGTGAGGGTAAGTATGCTAACAATACAAAGTTAGTCATAGCATATGTTGATGAACTTCCTAACATGCCAACAGAAACTAGTATTATACTCGCATCATTATTAGATGGTAGACGTATGATACAGACACAAGATGGTCATACATGGAGACTCAATGATAATGCTAGAGTAATATTCATTGCAAGTGGAAACCCTAGTCATTATGCTGGTGTAAATACATTGCAAGAAGCATTGATGTCTAGATTCACTGGATATTATATTGGTTATCCAAGTGACGATAGTATCTGTAAGATGATTGACTTTGATAAGTATGGTGTGCCTGAAAATGTGGTTAATCCATTGCTTACATTGTGTAGTGACATACATAGTATGAAACAGAAACAGGATGTTGATTATGTTATCAGCCCTCGTGACCTATCATACTTTGCACAAGAGTATAGTAATAGGATGAATAAGTATGAACCTAAAGAGACAGCCGAACAAGCATTGGCTGGTGCTTTAGAGAAAACTATACTTATTAACTATCAAGACTTGCAAGAGAGACAGTTAGTTAAGACATCTATCGAAGAGACCTTTGGCATATCTATGCAGACCAAGTACTCTTAGACATGCAAGGTAAATTGTCCAGAGTTATGAACGTCACTATTGAGACAGCATATATATTCTGTGTTAATTGTGGTGAACAAAACAACATAGGTAATGATAAGTGTCATGTATGTGATAGTGTATTAGTTACAAGCAACGATGACTACTGTTGTTTATGTGGTTGTGAACAATGAAGATAAAGTTATGGTTTTACAACCATCTCTTTTATCCTTTGTATAAGGATTACATTCAAGAGGAATGTGATGACTATCTTTCAGAGAATGCTAAAGAATATGCACATGAATATATGTCAGACATGTGGAACGATAGGGATTAGTTAGAGATGCCTTTCAAAAAGAGTGCAGTTAAACGCACTAAATCTACAGACATATTGTCAGCTAACGAATACAATCGTAAACGTACTGATGTAGTTGAGGAACTAAAGAACAAACGTATCAATGTAGCATACAGGAATACTAATAGGAACTATGTTACAGCAGACAGTTATAGTAATGATATCATGCACGTAACATTAGCATCGCCAGCAGTTAAAGGCATACCAATACGCACTGCCTTATGGCATGAGTTATCACATGTGTTACATAATTCATTTGCTACTAGTTTCTTTAATGCATCCCATGACTTGGCAAAGAAACAAGTGGATAGAATACTGGATAAGAATCCAATATTTGCTGAGGTTGATAAAGCATTACGTTCTGTTAGAGATCCATTTACAAATGCTCCAGATAGTTTAGATAAGTCTCAGTATGTGAATCAACTCATGCAACTATATCGTATGGGTTTTAATGCTATTGAAGACCAACGTATTGAATCATTAACTGGTAGTGTATGGTTAGGCACTGGTAAGATGTTCAATAAGATGCGTGACTCATTAGGTGAAAGACTGTTAGAAAACTTGAAGAGTAATGTCAACAGTGAGGATGGTATGGATAACCCAATCAATCATTTGTTATTGATAAGATTCAATCAAGCAGGTGCAGTAAGAGCAGACCATAAATTACATAAGGCTATGACTGATGTGGCAGGTAAAGATGAGTTCGGTTCTATAGTAATATGGAAACGTTATGTTAAACCAGTCATAGATAAATGGTTTACTAAAAGGATAGAGAAACAAGCAGAGAAATATAATGAGTCTTTATCTAAAAACATTGAGCAATTAGAACAGACTAAATCTAAAGAAGAGGAGTGTGAAGAAAAGTCCACTGCCCTCGAAAAGATATCAAACTTTGGTCAAGATTATGTATACGAAAAGATGAATGACTATGATAAGATGTTAAATAGGATTGGTACTGAAGAGACAAAAACAATACGAGATAAAGAAAACCGATATGATAAATCCGAGAGAGTTTATCGTAAACTCAATGTGCATAAGTATGATAAACGTGAGGAGCTTGATGAACTGAAGAGAGAAATCAATAGTTCTAGAACTTCAATGTTGAATGAAGTACATGATATGGGAAAAGAGACCACAAGGGATGGTGTAAATACTTCTGTATCAAAACAAACTGGTATGGATAGAAACCAATGTGATATAGGTGAGGATGATGAAGATGCATTATCTGAACGTTGTAACGAAGAAGCCTTAGACCTAGACTCTGAAGATATTGATGAAGATAACATGGATACTATGTTAGCAGAGTCTGAAGAAGGTGGTACTGGACAAGTTAAAGAGATAAAGAATGGATTGTCTGGTATGGCTATACCTAAAGAACCTTCTAACATACATATTGTTTCTAGAGTACAGAAAGATAACAACGTTGATTCAACATTAGTTACTGGTCTTAGAACCATAGTTAGTAAGTTGAAGGAACGAAACGTACCAACCTTATCTGATACTGGTGATGAGTTTGATGAGGATGAATACATTAACCTTAAGCAACGTGGCTATGGTGATGTGTTTAAACAAAACAAACTACAGAATGGTATAGATATACTTGTGAGTATTGATGGCTCTGGTAGTATGGAATCTAATGAGAATATAGTTGAGGCACGTAAGTTAGTGTCTAGTTTGTTTAAGGTTGCTCAAACTATATCAGAGTTAACTGTTGAAGCAAACGTATGGTCATCTAATACTGATGGTGATGTTGGTATGACAACAATCAGAACACTAGCAGAGTGTAAGAACATATCAACCAGTGTTTCAGGTGGTAGATACTATGAGACACCAACACATGAAGCAATGGCATATTCAGCACGCAGGTTAAAAAGAATGCAAGGCAGACATAAGATGTTGATACTTATCACTGATGGTTATCCACAGTTCAGTAAGGGTGGCGTTCATATGTCAAACAAAGCAATAGTAACTGCATGCAAGAAGAATCTTCGTAAAATTTTACAGGTAACAGACAATGTTATATGTATTAACGTTGAGCCTCGTGGTTATACAACTTGTGAGATGCTTAAGGATATCTTTGGTAAAAGATATGTTGAGTATGAGGGTGTGAAGAAAGCAAATGAATTCGTATCAAAAACATTGAAGCGTAAGTTCATTGAGGTATTAAGGAGATGACTGATGAATTTAAACTTGATAAAGAAGCAATGGATATGACAAGAATGCTTAACATTGAAGAGGTTAAGGTTATCACTCATCTATGGAAAATGTTAGATGTTAAGGG